ATTCTAATTGCTTCGCAAATGCTTGCGCTTGTAAATCAAATAAATAATTTTGAGACTTTTCTTCTTTTTTGTTTATGTCTGCAAGTGTCTTAGCTTGTATTTGAGTTCTTTCTTCAGATATTTTTCGTCTTTTTTCAGCTTCCGCATCAGCATATTTTTGAATAATAGCTAATTTTTGTATTTCGTAAGTTTCTGTAAGTTCATTTATTAATATGCCTTTTTGCTTTTGACTTGCTTTTGTATTTTCTACGTCTTGCTTTTGTCTTTTAAGACTTTCGGCTAATGAAGCTAATTCGCGTTCTTGCTGGTCTTCTATTTGCTTTATTTGTTCGTCTTTTATTTGCCTTGCTAAATCTCTATTTGCCTGCGCTACTTCTTTTGCATTATCTATTCTCTTTTTTTCTTGCTCTGCATTATAAACATCAAGTTCATTTTGAGCATCTTTTGCATCTTGAATTGATTGCGCTAATATGTCTTGACTTGTTTGTGCAATAGCTCTTTGTAAATCACTTCCATTTTTAGCATAATATTCAGTATTACTTACAAGTTGTTTTTGTTCTTCAAGCAAGGCCTTTTTTACTTTAGCAGCATTCTCTAATTTTAGTCTTGTTAATTTTTCAACATCTTTCCCTTGTGCATTGTATAAATTAATAGTCCTTTGAATTGCTTTCTGTTCTTCTTCAAAAGCCCTTTGCTTTAATTCAATTTGTCTTTTTATATCTGCAGCTTCTCTTTCCTTTCTTTTTTTCTCTTTAGCAGCAGCTTCTTCTCCTGCAAAATCAGTTAACCCGATAGCATCACCAATAGCTTTTACAGCATCTATAACTGGTTTAATAAATGCTACAACTTTATCAAAGTTTGTTATAAGTAAAGTAATACCTGTAATTAATAAACCTATTCCAGTAACAGCAAATAATTTACCTGCCGAAGTTAAACCTTGAAAAGCTAATTTCCCCTGCATTCCAAGAGCCTTAAAACTTGTAGCGCCTTCACGAATACCTCTTACGCTTTCAGCAATAGCCATAGCGCCCTGTAATTTAACTAAAGTCTTTTCTAATGCTTCGCTTTCATTACCCATTAAAGCCATAGCACCTTGAGCGCCTGCAAACCCTGAAGCAGCACCCTGTAACGCACCACCTAACTTTTCGTCAAGACGTGTAGAAGCAGCATCTACTACGGCATCAGTTTGAATTTGAACTTGCCTATAGTTAGCAACTGTTTGTAATAAGTCTTTATACTCTTGTGTAGTAGTTTGACCTGCAGCAGCTAATTCATATAACCTATCTTCGGCTTCTCCTAAACGTGTCGTAAGTGGCTGTAAATCGCCATAAACTTCTTCAAAAGTTTTATTAACATCACGAACGCTTTTATTAGTTTCATCTAATGCGTTATTTAGGCTATTAAAACCTTTAGCAGCTTCTTCTGCGTTTTGATTTATGTCAATGTTTATAGTTCTATTTTCTGCCATCTCTTATTCGTTTTTTAAGTGTTCTTCGTCTTTTCTCAACTTTCCATATTCCTTTTAAATCAGTAGGCATTGAATATAAACCTTTTGCTATTTGAATGTTATACGTTTCTTCGTAGAAATCGTCTAATTGTAACATCGCTATTATGTTTTTTATCACGGCTGTAAAATTATTAAGTTACTTGTTTGTGTACCATTCCAAAACGTATATGTAACTACTACTGTAATTACAAGTGTTGCGCTTTCTTCGGTAATCATATTCTCAAATTCTTCAGTTATAAAGTCAAAAGACTCCTCTGTAATTAACTTAGTTCTTGGGTTAGCGTTGGCAGGAACACAAATTTCTACTACGCTATCAGCATTTATTGTACTCGGTGTTATTGTAACTCCTGCAGTAGCACACGTTAAGTCAGCTTGTACTGCTCCATTCGGTAAATCTACTCTTACGTCTACACATTGTGCGCTTCCGTCTAATGAAATTGGTTTACCGCCGTTTAGCAATCCACCTGAAACTGGTCTAAAGTCTAAGTAAAGAGAAAACTCTACGTCACCTGTTGTTAGGTTAGACTTCATTTCGTTAATTATGTAACGCTTGTCTCTTATGATTAGTCTGTCGTTTAGTTTAAGTCCTGTTAGAAGTGAAATAGGTAAATTCGTCTTTACGTAAATTAATCTGTTTTTTAGGTTGAATAAGTTAGTTAAATACGGAAAGTAATACGTAGCAAATAATCCGTTTTGAATTGTCTCGTTGTGTATTATAGAATTGTCAGCACCAAAGTTTAAACTATACTTCGTGTTTTGGTAAGTAAAGTCTTGGCCAAATAAAGCGTAACTCGAAATGTTATCGTGACCGCTTCCATTATAGAATTTAATATCGTGCGCTAAAACATCGCTTTCACCATACAAATATAGTAGCGTAGGTTTTGGAGTATAAGCATTGTAACTATCATTTAAGAAATATCCGAAAATTGCATAGTCGCCCATATTATCTTCAGAACGTGTAAATAACAAATTCTCAAAAGGTGATTCTATTACGTATTCGTCGCCATCGTAAGCGTATTGATATTCTACGTTACCATATTGTTGGTTCGTTACCTTAAAATAGTTTTTGTTTACAAAACTTTCTGAGTCTTGGTATTTAAACGCAATCTTCTTATACAGCTTTATTCTTTCAATGTCTATTGATTCTAAATCAGTAAATTCAGTTACGTCAACTATAGCGCCTTTAGCATACCATTCGTCTAATGGTAATATTTCAAATTCATTTTCTGCTACACCTACACACGTAGCATTGAACTCTTTTAAGATACCAGAAAAGAAGTCTGCTACTTTCATATCAGGCATATAGTTAGATATGCTTAAATTACCTAAAATACCTGTTGTATTAGTTTGAATAGTAGCTAATGAATAAGTTACGTTACCATTGTAAAATGCAAAAGGTTGGTAGAAAATAGTGCAATCTACATTCATATTATTAGTTGCACGTAATTTAAAAGTAAAGTTCGTGTTTAATCCTGAAGTATTTTGAATTGTTAGATTGAAAGCATTAGGAATAGCAGTTTGAAAAGTTTGGTAATAGTTTCCGTCTTGAAATACGTCTATGTATAAAGTCCCTGCTACACTAATTGAATTAATTTGTATTTGAATTAAATGCTCGTAAACATTAATATTAAAGTCTTGAACGTTAATTGAGTTAGTAGCTAAGTCAACAAAGTCTTCTGCATTTTGCGTACTTACGTTACTCCAATCAGTATAATTCAAATTTGTTTTAGAAATTAGGTCTACATTTACTGCTTCAGTAATAAATTCAAATTGATTCGTGTTTTTGCCCATTAAGAAAACATTAGTAAACTTAGGGTCTGCTAAAAATGTTCCTGAAAATGTTAGTCCGTAAGTGCTTTCTATAGCTTCAAATAACTTACTTACTTTAACCGCAGGAAACAACTCGTTATATTGGATTGCGTGTGCTGTAGTCGTTACGTCTTCACTTCCGTGATGATATGTCCATAACCTCGTGTTTGCAATTAGTGGGTAACGAACATCGTAATCAGTAGTCAAGTCTGTAATTCTATCTAATATTTCTGCACCTGAATACGCGAATTCTAACGAAGTTAAATCTAAGTCTGTTAACTTGTCTTCGCCAAAGGCGTCTTTAAGCGTTCTAATGTCTCCGTAGAACGTTATTTGATAGCTTTCAGGTTGTCCGTCTTTTAGGTTGGCCTTCTCTAAGCTAATTTTACCACGTCTAAATGGAGTTAAGTCTATTTCAATATATGCTTTTCGTCTTACGTTATGGTCTACATTTGCATCTACGTCACTTTGGTAGAAGTGTTGAAATATCGCATTGTTTATAGTCGAAGCAGGAACGCTGAAACTTTGAGAAAAGTCAGTAAATACTTTGCTTATGTCCGAAATATTTTGAACACTTGAATTTACTACTACTTGTTCGTCATTGAATAGTTCTATCTGTTCGTAGTCCCCACTATCCTGTATTGGTTCAATCCAAATTTGTATCCGTCTTTTCATTACACTACACTATTTATAACATCGTAAGCAAATTCAAATTCTATTTGGTAGTTAATCATTTTAGTATTTACGCTTTTGAATAACTCCGTAGACTTCGTGTTTATCTTCGCAGGATAATTGTTAATTATGATTCTTTCACTTAACATTAGTTGTTTAAGTAGTTCGTTGTAATCTTCAGTTACCCAATCAGTATTTACTTTAATAGACTTCTTTCCGTTGGTGTTAAACATTTTGCGTTGGCCTTCTAACGTGTTATAGTTAGCGAAGCTACTTTGCATTGTGTTATATTCCGTGTTTTCAACGTTAAACGTGTCATTACTTGCAGCATAAAACCAAGTTCTTTGCCAGCATCCGTATTTATTTACAAAGTCACAAACTACAGGAACGTACTTACAATTCAAATAAGGTTTAAAGTAACCTGTCCACAAAACATTGTTTGAAGTATCTAAAATTTCTAATTTGTTTCCTGTAGCGTAGTAGTTAGGGTATACGCGCATAACATCCGTCAACTGGTTGTTAGTTAAGTTTTGCGTAAAGGTTGCACCACTAACTAAATTCGTGTACTTCGCTTTATATGAAGTAGCAGACTGCACCATTATAAACCCACCTCTATAATCATTCTGTGTACTTGGGTTTTGATTTGTGTCGTAAGCATAATAAAATGTTCCTTCGTCGTGCAATATATCGTAACTCAAAGCAGGATTATAACCTTCTTCGTAATACCCAAATCCATCGAATCCTTTATAGGTGTCAGTACCTAACAAAGTGTAAACACCTGCGTCTAATTTATAGCGCTTAACTTGTACGTTACACCATTGCGTAGTTTGCGATGCTGAAAAGGTGTTATAAGGCGTTTGCCTTGTATTCCAAGTTATGTATTCACGAACGTATGGACTTATGTTATAATACGTGTTTAAGTTGTTTGTAGCAGGAATTAATTTACTCAAAGTATATTGTGGTGAAGCAGGCGCTGAACCTGTACCATTCCAAATAAATAATTCTATTTTACTACCTTCTTGTCCTGATTCGTTTATAGTCACTATGTAAGGTGAACGTACAAATATTCCCATTTCTTATTTTTTAAAGTTTTCTTTTGTTATTTGGTCAAATAATTCTATCATATCTAATCCGTATTTTTCTACGAGTTCATTTGGCAACTGCTTATATGCTTTTTCAAATGGCTTAGTAAAAAATAAACTCGGTTTTAATCCACGCGAATATATGTTGCGCGCTACAACGTAAGCTATAGATTTGTAATTACCTTTTTTGTATTTACCTTCAGCATCCCTAAATCGTAGGTTCTTTTGTTTCGCCCACTTTTCAATGCTGTTTACAAATGTTCCCCAACTCCCTTTCTTACTACCACTTCCAAACTTATATCTGCTGTTAGGTGCTTGCTGACCTTTTATTTTTGCGTTAGGACTTACATTACTTGGATTAGCACCCTTAACTCCTTCGTCTTGGTACCAACCATATTCAGGCATCTCAAAACTTACTTGAATCGAATTCTTTGATTCTTTAACGTAGCCTTTGATTCCGTTTTTTAGTATGCTTGAATTTTTAGGCGCGTTTTTTTTCGCTTCACGTACTACGTAATCCCTAAATTCATTTAATACCTTTTGAACTTCTCCTAACATATAGTCATATCATTAGGAAACAAAACATCAAATGTCATAGTCCAACCAGCTAACTTGTTTTCAAATCTATCAATGAAAGGTTCACAAGTAGGACTACCGCTTACTTGGTAGCCATCTGTGTACAAGTCTCCTCTTCTTATCATTTCGTATAGTCTGTTAAGAATAGCTAATTGCGTATTTAATACGTCTAATTCGTTGTCGTTACCTTCGAATAAATCTGTTGTTTCGTCTTTTGATATGTCTACAATATCCATAGCCATAATACTAACATTCGCCTGTTGAATATTATTTACAAACTGAACGCTGTTGACAATTATATGAACTAACGGAAAGATAGTCTGCTTATTCAAATCTATTCTGAATATGTCGCCCTGTGTAGTGGTGTTTACTAATGGGTCGTTATCGAAGTGCGTTTTAATCTTCGTTAATAGGTTGTAATATCCTGTCATTTTCTATATTGTTTTCTAAGTTCGTTTGCTTCGATTTGATTTTTTTGCTTTTCGAAGGTGAGATAGGTAAGACATTGAGTAAGTCTAAGTCTTGTGATTTCGTCAAATTTTGTAACGTCACCTTTAGCGATTGCATATATGCTTCCATACCAACCCCATCTTTTATTAAATTGTCCGCGTTCGGTAAAGTCGCTAAAGTTGCTTTGCTCTTCTTCATCTCGCGTTGTAAATAACTCATCGTAGCTATTAATAATTCTCTTTCTAAATTCCAAAAAAAAAGCGATGCACTTATAGCCACTCCTAAAGGTGCGAACTTCATTAAGTCTTGCATATCAGGATTAGGTTCGTATTCTTCTAATTCGTAGCCGTTTTTGGTTTTAGTTTTAATAGGTCTGTATAATACAGCCATAGCTTTATGATAGTTAGACCAGTCAGTCAAATGATTCTCTAAGTCTACATATTCGCCAAAAGTAATTTCTTCTAAATTAGGTATAAAGTAAAATTCGTGTTTATCTATCTTAAAACTTCTTTTTAATTGTGTCTTTTCACTAAACAATTTGCTGAAATGCTGTATTAAGTCATTTAAGTCTATTACCCGTATTTTAGCAACGTCTTTCAAATCTATTCCGCAGAATATTTCTACCATTTTCTGCGCTATAAATTCGTCGTCGTTAGAATTTTTTTGAACTTTTAAAAAGTCCTGATAGCGTTTTAATGGTATCTCATCTAAACTTGTAGGTACTGTAATGTTAACCTTCATAATTATATAACTTTATTTTTTATTATCGTAGTAAGCCTTCGCTACTCCATAGGCTTCGAATAGCATTCTAATGTGTAACATCATTCGTTGTGGGTTATCAAAGACTATTCGTACTTTCTTATTCGTCTTTTCGTAGATAAACGCTTCTACTACTGCTATCGCTTCGCGTATTTGTGGGTCGTTCATCGTATAAAGTATTGTCCGTATGTAGTGTTTAAACCTAACGTTTCCATTTCGTGATAACGTAGCGCGTCAATAGCGTGGTTAAAATGGTCTATAGGTTTATTTAAACGCATTCCTGTTTTATCAGTGTCCCAACAATACGAGCGTAATTCTTTAATTAAATTACCACTGTTTGAAGTAACAAGGTAATTGTTACGCTGCATAACATCTATACCGTAGTTTATTGAATCCTTGCCTTTTGTTACAGGTTTAATCGTCTTTCCGTAGCGTCTTATTTCTTCGATTGATTTAGGTTCTGCACTATCAGCGTATATTGTTACGTTATTAGGTAACACCTTTGCTATGTCGCTATTTAACATTCCTGTTCTATAGGCTAACTCATTTATGATTCGTGTTCCGTTATAATTGTATACTTCGATTATTGCAGTTGGGTCATTCGTATAACCAAAGTCTAACCCTATTCCAATTAACTTCGCTTCATTTGGAAGGATATCTATTTGCTTCCAGTTATTAAATACTACGCCTTCTAAACTACCTACTTGACCTTCTCCGTACACTTTCCACCAATTAGCCCAATATGCGCTTGTAGAAGCCTTCTCGCGATTCTTTTCTATTTGCTGTACTATTGATTCGTCTAATGCTTCGTTATCCTTGTAGGTAAGAATTATAAAGTCTGAGTCAGGTTCGTCTTTTAGTTCTTTGTGAACCCAAAATTCATTAGCAGGGTTAAAGTCTAAATATACTTCTTTTTTTGTACGTATTGCTAATTCGTTATACGCTTCGAATGGAACGTTATTACACTCGTTAATATAAAGTATGTCACGCCTTGCACCACGTAGTTTAGAACTATCGTCAGCACTAAAAAACTCTATAAAACTTCCGTTAGCAAATTCGTATTTTAGTAAGGTCTTGTTAAATCTATCGTCAAAGAATCTACCTGTCCATTTCATTATTTTTTCAAAGTCACGTAACGCACCCCTTCTTAAATGTGGTATTGATTCAGCTACAACGCTTATTTCTAAACCTGCATTCTTAGTGGCCTTGTCTATAAGTACAGGTAATATACCAAACGTCTTACCTGCTGAAGTTCCGCCTTGAATTATTTTAATCCGTCTTTTTAAAGACAGTATCTTATTTATAGCAGATGTTCTTTTAAACATAATCCCATTTAAAACCATACATTGTTGGTTTTTTACCTGCACAACATTTTTGAATATTTGCTTTATTAAAACCTAATTCTTCTTGAATACATCCAAACCCATCCCAAATTTTAATTACATTTCCATTTAATGTTTTTTGATAAACTTTTTTAGATTGAGATTTCCTTGTGTTTTCTTTAGATGTTATCCATTGAAGATTTATCACATTATTATTTTTTTTATTGCCATCAATATGGTCAACTTGTGATAAATTTAAATTGTTATTTATAAAATGTTCAGCAACTAATCTATGAATTAACATATTTTTCTGTTTATTATTAATACTTAATTTAACAAAAAAATAACCATCTCTATGATTTAATTTACATAATTCCTTTTGTCTACCTATATGACTAATTACATTCCCGTAATTTGAAATAGAATATCGGTTATTATAACCTTTAATTTTAACGTATTGTTCCATAAAACAAATATACAAAAAATTATTTATTCGCTGTCGTTCTCCGAAACATCAGGAAATAATGGTTGTTCAATATTTGTTTGCTCTATTTGCTCTTTTAAGTTGTTTAGGCGCTGTGTTATACTTGCGTTATATTGTCCTACCATACCGCCAGTTATTTGGTCTTCACGTATTTCTTTGCGTATACGCGAACAGATAGGGGTATATTCTTCGTATCTTTTATCTCTATTCTTAAAATAATCTTCAACTTCTCCTACAATATCCCAGCAAAAAACTTCAAAGCCTTCCATTGTTAGCGGTCTTTCAAGTGGTTCTGCTCTTTCTTCAAATTCTTTACCACCGAATACGCTTTTAATTCTTGGGTTAGCTTTTACGTCTTGTTTGTATCTTATGAATAGTTCGTATAGTTGTTCAGGACTATTTAAGTTTCTTGGTCTACCTACTTTTGCCATTTGATTCGTGTTTTATTAGTTGTTAGCGCTTGTTTTAAAATAGTTTAAAAATTCGTCTTCTGTTAGTTCCTCTACTCCAAAGAAGTTATCGCAGTCTGTTTCAATGTATATTATATGCGCTCTTTGTTTTTCTAAAGTACGTCTAATTATTTCAGCGTATTCTTTAACGTCTTTGCCGTAGTCAATTATAAAGTATTTATTTTCCGTATTCATCGGTTAATGTTTTTAGCTTTTGTAAGACGTCACGTAGACAACTTCCGCAGCTTGTTGGTTGCATATTTTTATGGAAGGTTCTATTGTATATTTCTAATATTCTTAGTTGCTCACTTGGTCGCATTTGGTTTCGTGTTTCGCTAAACCACCAAGTTAAAAACTCATATTCGTCTTCGTGTAAACATTCAGGTTTATTGTAAGGGAAAAGTTCGTTTAGCTTTTGCTTACGCTCTTCGCATCCGCAGTCTTCACCCATTACCCATTTTGCTATTTTAGCAATTCCTGTAGCTTCTAATACTTGTTCAACAGTGTCTCCAAGACCTTCTGCTTGTTTTTTTCTTCTTGCCATTTGTTTAATATTAATTCGTAATCCGTGTTTTTGTAGTCTTCGTAGTCTTCTCCTACATTTTCTTTTAAACGTTCCTTACAATGCTTTAACGTTTGAAATATACTCTTTGTGCTTATCTTAGTTTCTTTGCTTAAATCACGTATTGATTTTCCTGTACGTTTGTATAAATCAAATAGCATTTGGTCGTACCAGTGCCAAGTTTGTACTTCGTTGTTTATGTATTTTAGTATTTCTTCGTAGGCTTCGTGTTTTGCTAACTGCGTGTCATCGTGCGCTAATTGACCTACTTCTTCAATACTTACTTTCGGGTGTCTCGCTTTGTGCTTTTCAAAGTCTAAATACATATTCCTAAGAACAAAGTAAACATAACTTTTATTTACACTTCCATTTGTTATAATTGATTCAGGCTTACAATACTTTAACATTCTAAGATAGCTTTCTTGAACAATGTCTTCAGCGTAGAAATATTCGCCGAAACTTTCGACTATGCGTACATACTCTTTATGGTGTTTAGCTACTATGTTTAGCCATTTCATTTAAGCAAATGTATGATTATTTTTTAAACAAACAATAGACGAAAATATAAACAAAAGGTTGTTAATAAAAAAACCCACTATAAAAGTGGGCTTCTTCCGTCTTGGTAGTACTGTCTACAAACGTACTTATCTATCTTTTGTAAGGTGGATAAGCTGACGTCTTTTCCTTCTAAGAATTTGTCTAAGTTGTATTGGTGGAACTTTTCACCTTTTAACTTTATTTCTTGTACTATTTGGTTTCGTGTTTTTCTACGCAGTAACTCTTGAAGTAACCTTCGTAGAGTGTAGTCATCAATGTACATAACTAAAAAGGTAAATCATTCTTTACTTGTTCAGGTTTAATCCATTTACCTTGCGGTTGTTCTTCCGTCTTTTTGTAAGGCTCTGAAATCTTTACCGAAAAGTAAGTAGTTCCTTTTGCACTTTGCTTAACCCATAACGCTATTTCTTTGTCTTGACCATCTACGTTAATAGTTCCTTTGTAGTCTGGGTGCGTGTCCGCCTTTTTCTCGTTTTTGAAGATTGCTCCTCCGTTTACTTTTGTTTCCATTTTTATTTATTTATTTGTTTTACTTTTTCTAAATATAGAACTGCATCCATAAGTTCTTCCTGTAGGTGTTTAAGCCATTCTAAAGGACTTAATTCGTTTTCTTGTAGCGTAGTTCCGTATTTCTCTATTCCACGCTCTGAACGCGCTCTAAATTCGTTTATTACTGATTCTACTATTTCGTCTTTTTCCATCTTATTCTGATTTAAAGGTTTCGTTGTAGTATGTGTCAGGAATTAAATTATTTAGCACATCAATTCCATAAGCAGCACCATATACATACGCATTACATATCTGCTCCTTCTCCATTGCTTTGGCTTGGTCAAGTATTTCATAGATACTTTTTCCTTTATTTTCTATTTGGTCATATAACCAATCTACTGCTGTCTGTTTCATATCGTATCAAATCGTATTAAATCGTATCAAATAACTGGTTATAGTATTCTCGTGCTAACTCTATCTTTTCTTGTATTTGCCATATTACTGTTTCGTCACGCTCTACTTTGAATACTTTGATTCGTCTTTCGTTAGGAATATGGTCGAAGTTATGCTTCTTTTGTACAAAGTCCCTAATGTCTAAATCTTCGTCTATCTTATGCTGTTTCCAATGTTCTCTTCTTACTTCGTCTTCTACTATCTCGAAAGGTGTATTCATTAAGCAATAACAAAGTAACGATTCATTCTTTCCTGTTAACCACATATAACCTTGAAGCTGGTAGTAGTAGTCTTTGTTAGGGATTTCAGTATCAAAGAACGGAAACGTAGTAGCATCCCAAGAAGATTTTACATCTAAAAGTATTTCATTCGTGTTTACGTCAGGCACACCGCTTATAAAGTCATTCTCAAAGCGTTCTTCATTCTTGTAAATAAATCCTAAATCTAAAACGTCGTTTACAAAACTAATAGCTTCGTCTTCTACTTGGTTTCCTTTGTCCGTGTAACGTGACCAAAACTCTTTTTTTATTCCGTATTTGTGTTCTAAAACAAGTTCCTGAATATAAGTCTTAGCCGTTTGCGATAGGCTCTCCCCTTTGGTTCGGGGAGTAGCCATTAACTTGCCTATTTGTGAACAACGTATTTTCATTTTATTCTGATTTAAATGTTTCGTAATAATACTCTTCAGCAAATTCTTCAGCGCTTTTTTCCATCCAGCAACCTTGTAAATGATTTTTTAAATATGCGTCTTTTATTTGTAATTCTTCTAAAGATATAGCATCATCTATTATCATTTTACGTTGCTTTTGATATTCATTTTTATCTATAAATTTCATATCAAATTCATTATCTAAATAAAGCAACTCATTTGCTAACCATTCTACGGCTGTTAACTTTTTCATAAAAATAAATTATTAATTACAACCTTTTGCGCTTCTGTTAAGTCAAATTTATCTATTAATTGTTCTGTTGTAAACTGATTATTTTCTATTGCTTTTACGGCTTCTTCAAATCTTTTATTATTTAACATTTGTTTTTTAGGCTCGTGTTTTACTTGTTCGCCATTTGCGTCCGTGTCTTTGTCGGTCACTAATCCTAATGCTGAAGATAATGCGTATCTACGGAAGTATGTTACACCACTACCAAAAGACTGATAATCATTCATTCCTTTTAACGCTACTTGTGGAATCTCTACCATTGAATCTAAACATTCACCACTTTCTACGTGGAATACTGTTGTACATAGGTAGGTAGTACCTTCTTTAGTGTTTAGGGTTTGAGTGAATCCTAATCCGTGTTTTTGTAGTAATGGATTAATCACTTCAAAGATTTTAGGCAAGTCAGCGTAAGAATAGCCGTAGCCTTGTGTTGCCTTGTGAATTACAGGCACTTCTTGTTGGAACGAAGCCAACGATTTAAATAAATTTTTCATATATTTTATCTTATATTTTGTTTCCAAATGTTTAACCTTTTTTTAAAATCTTCATATAATTCATTAATAATTATTGTTTCAGTATCTAAATAAACTTTTGTAGTATGGTCAATTTCTTCAAAAGATTTTAACCTTGTTATATTAAAACAATATTTTGTATTATCGCTTTTTCTTGTTACTTCAAAAAAATATAATTCCATAATTAATAAGTTAAATGAATTAATCCGTAAACGTTTTTACATATCGTTTTTTTGGCTTGTATTGAACGTTCAGTGTTTTGAGCTATCATTTCTTCGATTAATTTTTGTTCTTCGATTATAGCTTGTTTAACGGCTTCTATTGCATCAACTCCATTAATAATTAAGTTAATTGCTCTTTCTTCTACTGATTTGCTTAAATTTTTCATAGGTGTTAAATTAAAATTATAAGCAAATATAAGTATTATTTTTATATTACAATATATTTAATTGATTTTTTTTGCTTCAAGTATTGAAATTAATGCGTAGGTCTTTTCTACTTTATCCGTTTGTTCGAACTCAGTAGTCTTAGGCATTCTATTATCGGTTATCCAACTGGGTGTTATTTTAGATAGGTCAAAGACATATATTCCGTTAGGCGTTGAATTAATGTATAATGGTCTATAATTCGTGTCTAAGTAAGAATTTATCATAGCGAAATACTTATCCTTTTCTAACATTAGTTCGTTATAATGTTTGTTTCTGCATTTAAGTTCTATTCGGTATTTATACCTTTCGCTTGTGCAGTCCCATCTACTAAACTTATCTTCTGAAAGTGTCAGGTCTTTAATGTAATTTTCTTTTAAGAAATCAAATAACTCACTTTCCTTCATATTCTTTTATCTTTTTTTTGTAGGTTTCGATTATTTCTTTTAGTTCTTCTTTTGTAAACTTTCGTGTTTTGTTAGCTTCAGCTTCTAATAACTGAAATTTACCTTCGCCTATCTTTTTTAATAGGTTTTCACGGTAATTAATTAAATTACCAGACAGGAATGTGTTACAATGTTCGCATTGAAGGTGTACGTTATCTTCGTTAAACCTTACGTTCCAATGGTTATTAGCGTTATAGTAGTGTCCCGCGTTACTTTTTTTAGGTTTTTGCTTACAAGAAATGCATAATTCGTGTTTATCTCGTAGTCTTATGTATTTGTTGAATACTATTTGAGTAGTTTTTACAAGGTCTTGTATTGTTTCTAAGTTTTCTTGCATATTCTTTTTCGTCTTTTTCCACGCTTTGGATTTAGCTTCTTCTACGAAAACACGAATACACTCGTCTTTAAAACAGTATTTTTGATTAAAGCGTATAGGTTCAAACTTCTCTTTGCAGTTACGGCAGCGCATTTTATAAGGTTATATCTTTAAAATTAATTTGCTTTTTTAAGTCTATAACCTGATTTTTTAAGTCAAGGTTTATAAGTTCTAACCTAAATAAACTTTTGTTAGCTATTCGGTATTCGTTTTCTAAGTCTAAAAAAACACGATGTATTTCTTTAACGTCTTTTAAACTTTCAGACATAGAGTCTATTAAGTCTTTTCTATTAGGGTGGTTTTGTTTTATTTCGTCTAATGATAGGCTTATTTTAGCGTGTAATGCTCCTATTTGAACACTTGTTTTTAGTAGTATTAAATCTTCCATAGTTAAAATAAAGTTAGTTGTTTAATGTGGTTTTGTATTCTTTGTTTCGCCTTTTCGTAGTATTCAGCGTCAAGTTCACAAGCCGTTAACTCAAATCCGTAATCGTGGCAAGCTATTGCAATACTTCCACTTCCCAAGTGTGTATCAAGTATTTTATCGCCTTGCTTTGCGTATTTGTCTAAAAGCCATTTGTAAAGTGCAACTGGTTTTTGAGTAGGGTGGATTTTATTATATTGGTCTTGTTGATAGCTTCTATCAAAATGCTTTGCGTTACCTATACTTGTATAAGCTAATTCCCATTCAGAGAAATTACCATTTTGATGTTTAAACCAACAAATAATTCCTTTTCCTAAATTAAAATATTGTGTAAAATAATTAGCACCCCAAATGATTTGGTTTTTAGATACTCTAAATAATTCATTAAAATATAATTGATTTGGAGTTTCATTATCCCATTGTTTAGAGTTATCATATTTAATTGTTTTTTGCCCGTCTCTTCCGCTATAACCTATCCCATAAGGAGGGTCAACAATAGCCAAATCAAAATATTTGTCAGGGTAACGAGCCATTAAAAGCATATTGTCCTCGTTTGTTATTTCTATTTTATCTGTTAGTTTCATAGTTAAAAGGGTAAGTTATTTTTTAATTTTAGTTTTTCACTTGTTGACATTAATCCGTCAGTTTCTATAATTCGTGTTTGAGTAGGTGGTTTAGGTCTTAGGTTCTTCAATGGGTCAACACTTGCAATAGTAAAACCTAATCCGGAATTAAAATCACACATAACAAAATCGTCTATTCCGCTTATCTGACCTCCTGTATCTGTATCTTTTACTTTCTCCACACTTACCAAAGTTACATATTTCATTGTTTCGTGTTTTACTAATCGATGAATTACAAACATATCGTCACATCTATTCAAAAAAGACTTACCACCTTCAATATGGTCTTTCATTGGTGGCTTTAAGTGTCCTTTCCACATATGATTGTCAGTATATAAGTTGCCACTTCTACCGCTTTCAGTATTTGGATGCGTGTTTATGTAAAGAGTTTTACCTGTTTCATTGACAAATTGACGCGCAGAATTTAAAAATTGGTAGTTACCTTCATAACCCATCTGCCTATCTAAACCAGTATAAGGGTCAATTAAGCATACGTGTGCATCACTTTCACGAAATATCTTAAACAAATCTTCAGGTTTATACAGCTTTGAATTGTCTACAAAATCAAAATACTGTTCTAAGTATGCCGAATGATTTTGAATTTCACTAACTGATAATTCCTTAAATTTTCTTCCTGTATAGATTTGAACCATATCGCGCAGTATTTGACCATATTGATTCTCACCGCTCCACATACAAAATGTTATTCCGTGTTTTAGCGCCAATGAAAGGAAGTACCAATTAATCCAATACGACTTACCGACATTGTCGTGTCCTAAAATAATATTTAGTTGTTTAGGTTTGTAGCGTAGATAGTTATCCA